CACAGTCGTACTAATTACCAGGCCCCAGAATTGCTGGAGCAACCGGGCGCACATCGTCAACAGATTAATGTACGTCCGAAAACGACAAATTAAACAAATGATCCTCAACCTTTCGGGAGTACGAATTTGTTCTTTTCGTCGACTTCTGGAGTCTTATGTAAAAAATACGTGCGTTTGTAGTGAAAACATACGTAGCCGTTCGCACGGCAAAATATAAAGGCAGATTCCCAGCATTGCGAACTACTGGGCACTAGTCTTGCTTTCCTTCAAAAGGAGGTACTTAGCAAGCTTCTCCCGGACTGCTTCCGGAAGACCAAAGCTCTGATCTAACTCTGGTAGTTTGGGTTGTTCAATTTTTCCTGAACGGGGAACGGACACCTTCTGCTTCCCTTTGGCCTTTGCAGGCGGAGGGGAAGGAGGAACGTAGGCTTGAATAGGGACTGCAAGCTGATGACCAAACATGAAATCATCCGCCGCGGCACGCCAAGCGAAGGTGATTGGAATTGACTCATTTTGAGCTGAGCCAGGATCCAATACACCGACGTGGGCACGCGCCGCAGTGGTGTTAACATGCAGGTCCTGCGCTAGTTCCGCATAGTAAGAGTTGGCGTATGACGTTAACGGCCATGGCCACTCGAACTCGCAGACAGAGCGCAGGGTATTATCTTGAACGAAAATACCATACATTGACGCTGCAACCAGGTGAGGGGTGGTATCGACGATAGCCGCCGCCGCATAGCGGAAGGGCGTATCGACCGAAGCCACCTCAATGGACTCTGGCAACAACAACTTGTAGCGCAAACCTCCACGGTTCCAACGGAAGCATTTGCCCCAAAAGGACAGGGCGTCTTCTTCCGAATTAAGGGTCAAATCACGGGTATCGTATTGCGCAATAACCGGGACGAGCTCATCAGCCTGGGTGGCTGTGTTGTAGAGCGGTCCATAGCGCATGCACAGTTCTTCGATGCCTGTGAACTGTTCAGGGAGAACTAGTCCCGCCTCATAAGTACCTGAGGCGGGGACTATCGGCGGAAAGGGCTTTGTGAAGCTTAGCGTAAGGGAGTGCGGTTCGATCTTGGAGTCAGGGGTCGGCGCTTGAGAAAGCGGCGTCCTAACTGAAGGCCAAACCGAACGACCAAACACGAAGTCCTCAGCGGCAGACACATAGATGTTAACATAGATAACAGCAGAGCCAGCGAAATCTGGTTGCTGCATCGCGTTAATCAACGAGATCGTGACGAACGAGTTTTGATACTCGATCGGCATCAATGCGTAGCCGGCAGGATTCTCACAATGGAAATAGCCCAATGTCGGCTGATAGGGATACGGGGAGATGTAAGGGGCAGTGAACTCGGCGACTGTATCGCCACGGACGTCCACCACCATTGACACAGCATCTCCGGCGTAGTTCTCAATTGAGGGGGGCAACGTTGGCGCGGGCCAATGCGTGATGCGGAAACGCGCGGTGACGAATTGCGAAGTGATGAACTCATATCGAAATTTCATTCCACCGCGGTAGCACTCGAACGCTTGCGACGCGTAGGCCAACGGTGTGGGCGTAAAGATGTTACTCTCAAACGCACACAAGCACGGATGCACCAATATTGTGTCCAATGATGTATCCGTGAGGGAGGCAGAGTCAATAGTGAGGGTCTTATAGAACATCGGCTTCGAGATGAACTCTCGGAGCGAATTTTTCTTCAGACCATTCATAGACACCTGCCCAACTCCTGCGTTGGGATGTAATGCCAGCTTCGTGGACTGATTGACTCCGTGAGAATAATTCATATCACGAAAATCATCAATGAGAGCTGGAATTGCAGTCGATTGGTTGGTAGGCTTAGAAAGGCCGAGTGACGCGGCAAATTGCGCTACAGGGGCAACAGCTGAAACAGCTGATCCCAAAGCATCAATAGCACTGGTCACAATGGCCGGGGAAAAAAGCTTACCCGCCTCCGGGCCAATAATGGCCCCCGCGGCCCGGGAAAGGGCCTCGGTCGACACCTCCATAGAGTGCGGAACAATCCGCGCAGGAGGGTTTAGGATGGGGAAATAGCCATATCCAGAAACCTTTGGCTCGGAAAACGAGGCAAAGACGGAAACGTCGATAGGATTCAACGAACCGCCGCCAGCGTTCACCAGTGGGTTCAGGACAGTAAAGCTGAGGACTCCCAAAGAACCCGCATAAATGGCGGCCTCGTCAATAGGATCAAAGACGGTAGCGGCCTCACGATCTATGTGTATCGTCAAATTGTTCTTTGTCGATGCAGACATGATCATACCATGATTCTGCGAGCGCTGTGACAACGTCGAGTTCAACGTCGTCATCATCCTGTCAGCTGCAACAGTGACTTCGCAGCGTGGAAGATAACTCACCATAAGTGCGCCGATATGGAACGGAGTGGCGTTCAGCCTCACCTCAATATCAACATCCGCTCGTAACCAGCGGAATTGAGTTAGCTTGTCAGCAATGTTCGGAATGCTGAGCAAAGCGCTCATAATGTCGAGATCGAGTAAGGCAGTATTAGTCGCCAAATCCGTGTCGGCCCACGTAAAAGTCGCGATTTGATACTTGCGCGACAGAACCTTGCGAAGGTCAGGGTCCGGATAAGGATTACCCATAGCATGTAAAGCATCTGAGTGTCCTACGGACGCGAGGCCCTCTGGGGTAGACTCCGCAAACGAAGTGAGCTGCGTTTGGGTCTTAACAAGTGTGTTCTCCTGGAACACAGACAGAGAATTATTGTCTTTCGAGGTGAATGATCTTGGGGTCGAGCTGCTCACCAGCAAACTCGCCGGAAGCCATTTTGGTAGGTTGTTAGGGAGAGAGATTCTCATCCCCCAGTTATTGCGAAAGCAGCCTAGCCGCATTAGAGATAGCATACTCATTGCGGTAGTTGTAAACAGTCACAATTCAACCTCGTCTATCACGCGACGAACGGCACCTAAGTGCTCACGACCTATAGTCGGATCAGCCAGTTTCTAGGGATCTGGCAACCCATGATTGCGTGTTTAACGTCCCGCCGGACAGCGGGTTGGAGGACTTACTCCTCCACCATCGAGCGCACCTTGTCGTAATCCAACCGGGTGTACTCGACTCCTGCCTTACGGCAGGCCCGTTCGCAAACTCCTGAGAGCAGATCGAAGTATTCTCGACCATGGAATGCGGCTTCTAAAAGCGCGCTTCGCACGGTTTCAGCTGCGATGAAATGGCCATAAGCTGCCTTATTCACCCAGTGTAGACTTTCTTCGATCACTTGTTTTTGGAGAGGTGCGTAGACGTTGCCGTCGATCTTGCGGAAGTTGCGCTTCAGCAATTCAACCTCATCCCAGTTAGTATAAGGCGTATCTGGGGTGATAGGTGTCTTCGACGGTGTCGTCACACGGCCTCCTAACAATTTTCTCGTAGCTTCGGCATAGTCATATGGAGTGAACCAAGTAATGACGCGGCTGTCCAGCGATATGATTTGATCATCGCCGTACAAAGCTGTCTCAACGTGACGATTAAAGAAATCGTGAACGGAGGTCAGCTCATCCTCGTACTTATCCTGGCCACACACGTGAAACACTGCGCGAATGGAAAGCTTATTGCGGTAGGAGTTTAGCTGAGAAGTGCGATCAACGCCAGAATTTGTAGTCTGGGCATCGAGGTAAACACGCGCACCGTCGACATGAGCGGCGACACACGTGGACAAGCACATGGCTTTATACCAGTGGCGGAAATCCTCCACGGCGAAGTCACGGCCTGATACCTCGCGCCAAACATCCTTGATTCGGGAAGCGTCGATCTTATTCGCCGATAACGACCATGCCTGTCTCTCACCAATAACGTGCGTGAGAACTAGCTGGTTGTGCATATCGAAATTCACTTGATCCGTGACTATGTAGTCTGGATGCTTCGCGAGTCGATGATGCACTTCCTTCCACTCATGAGAAGTGGCAGAAATACCAACAGCAGACGTCGATACCGTAGAATAGTGCTTCTCTACAGCCGTGAGGTGCGCAGTGATCATGCGCGAAACTATAAGGTAAACAATGGACCCCGCATAAAACATGCGGGTGTTACCTGCAAGAACGCGCAATATTTTGCGCCTCTCGGCCTTCAGTGCGTCAACAACGGGGCCGACTGGAAAATTGCCTTCAGCAATCACCTCCAGTAGCTTCTTCAACGCCCTTCGTAGCTCGGGATGCCACTCTTCGAAATGTGTGCGGTGATCTCTGGTTTTCATACCAAATAATGCTTGCCTTGTGAAAACAGGCATTTCTTTGGGATTCCAGTTATAGCCGCACGATGTCGTGAAATCGATGGGTGGTATACCTAGTTCAGGGACACCAAAGACCGCCTGTTCAAACGATAGCATGTGATACACGCCACCAGGGATGTAGGGGAGGTCATTTGGATCATAAACATAATGCAACAAATGGGGGTCAATATTGACGAATGGGGGGGCAACTGCGTATGCGTTTTCACGCGGACGCAGCACCTTCTCGGGGTCGGGAAGGGTTTCTTTTACCTGTGGATCTAGCATTCCTTTGCGGATCCACTGGTCGGCAACATCTCCAACTGGGCGGTCGTACAGCACAGTCGGAATAGTAACCGGTTGGATTGGATAGTGAGGGTCAAATCTCAAGTGTTTGGACAAAGGTGAGGGGGCAATAGTGTTCTTGCCACCAGACGAATGACCATGCTTAAGGGTACCCAGTGGAACTATCTGGTCCTTGGGTGTGCATGTCACCATGTGTGGCTCAATCGCTAGTTCAGGGGTCAAAACGATCGAGCCATTACTTTTAAGGGGCATGCTCTTGTACAGTTCGTAGGTGAGGATGGAGTCGTATGCGGTGGCGTGAGAGCCGCCAGCGTGCAACGCCATGATCTTGCGAGGATAGACCGTTGAATTGGTCATGGTCAGTCCTCCAGAAGCACCACCAACCGTACGTGCGTCGTAAACTAAATACGGGGCGTCTTCGTCATCTTCAAAAATTCCTTCTTTCATGACTTCGACGGTTCCATGCGTAGCTTCGACGATTTGTCTTTGTCCAGTTCGATCGCGATAGATCATCGCAATGTCTTCAATACCGTACTCCATGACACGATTAATATCGTCATCGGTCATGAGATGTCGGGTAATGTCAGCATGAGGACGCATGCTGGGTCCGAAGACCAAGAATGCCAACTCAGTTTTGTCGGCCCATACTACTTCAGGAATCGCAATGTTCATGCGATTGTAGTGCGCTTTGTCGTTAGCAACGTAGCTTTGGGTCAACAGCACTTGGTTGTTTCCTTGTTCTTTAACCTTCATCATCTTCTTCGCGACGTGCCAAGCAGTGACGCCAATAGTTCCTTCGAGCATGAGTACTTGCCCAAAGGAAATAGTAGCGACATCTTGGATCATCACGGCGTAGAGATTCTGAGCAAAGGAATTTATAAGAGCCATATCCGACTCTCGCAGGTGGGGTTTAGCCTCCTGCATACGTTTGGGCAATTTCTTACCCTCCTTGTTATACATTCCTTCATCAGATTTGTCTCCTTGGTTGCGCTTCTTTCGTTGCGCTTTTCCTTTGCGCATCTCATAGCGGTCCTCGTAATCATCTTGCTTACGAGCACGCGCTCTGTCGCGCTTGTCCTCTTTCTCCGTACGAGAATGAGGATCAGGGTTGTCATTACTTCTCACGGCCATGACAATGCCAGCGATCAATGCAGCGACGGTTGCCACTGCAGAGAACGCCACTACTACCTTCGCGAACGTGGACTCTGAAATCCATGTAAGCAAATTCGTGGTGGCGCTCTTAATCGCTCCAACGAACACAGATGCGGATATAGCCGCGCATGCTGCGTCCTTCGTCTCACCCATCCATCGGGTAAACCTCTCCCATTGCGCTATGGTCCAATCCTTCACTAAAGTGAAGGTGCGCAAAACAGAGATGGTCAACTTCTTTCTGAATGAGGCGATTGCATCTAGCACATCTCCAGCGTCCGGATTAGGCTTGCGTCTGATATTCAGTTCAATATCAATTTTATCTGCAAGTTCTTCCAGGCGCCGCATATGCGCTTCAATCTCGCCAGAGGTTAAGTGTACTGTATCACACTCGACCTCAATATCATCTAAGTCAAGTATAATATCCTCCGGCAAAATGTCTTCCTCACGGCCTAATGTAGCACCGTGTTTCCTCACGCGCGCTTCCTTCTTCTCTATGCGCGCATTGGAGGATGCTTCACGAACCATCTTCGCGTAGCGTTCCTTCTCTTGCTTACCAATCTCTGCCAGATTTACATCCAGCGCGGGGAGCTTAGTAACTTCGAAGGTGCGTGTCGCCGCAAGCGTATGAGCCTTAAGAAGAGCCTTGTAGATCACAAGGACTTCTTGATAGGTCATGTTCGCTTGCATCAACACTCCTCCAGGTCCATAACGGTTAAACCTCCAAGTGTCCTTGTCAGCAGGGTTGCTTTCAGGGAGCATCTCTAAGTTCAAATGTAGTCGTCTCTCAACGGCCATGGGATCCGTTATTCCCATATTCGAAATCTTCTGCTTACCGTTCCTTGTGATCTGAACAGTGAGAGGTTTCGCGAACATCTTATCCTTAAGATTGATATCGGCACAATGCAGCGGGAACGCCGCACGATTTACCAAGTGAACAATCAAAAGGCTTTCTTTCGTTCGGATAGTCTCATCTTTGGACTGATACATATCGTCGATACCGATAACAGCAGGATCTTTACATCCATCAAAGAACTCGTTAATCAGCTCATACATGTAACGCATGTTCGCGTTCCAGATGGGCGGATAATGCGGGTTGATTTCATGATAAGTTTCTGCTAAATCAGTATTGAACTGCTCGATCGCAGTCGTTTTTCCAGTTCCAGGTAGTCCGAACAACATCAGACATACTGGTTCTGGTCTGTCATGCGCGGTCATCGCCGCGCTAGCGCACAAGTCCACCCAGGCGGCCACGTCGTTGCGGATCGCAACAATGGCCACTAGGTACCGGGGGGGGGTGCGCATCTTCATCAGGCGAGTTTCGAGCTCGTCAACTTTCTTCTTAAAATTCTCAATCTTTACTCGATAACTCTTATCCGAATGGATTTTCGTAATGCGGTTCGCATCTTCATTGAACTCTTTGTATTCCTTTAAAATAGGGGCAAAGAGCTCTCCAAAGTTGCGTTCCGACCATGGAACCCACGGACGATCCGTAATCTGCTCGTAAACAATGCCAATAATGCATTCAACGGCAGGTTGCAAAACGTCCATGGTGGTCTTCACATCACGAATTAACGAAGCGGTACTATGGATATAATCCAACGTACTCTTCATAAATCCTTTCTCTCTCGGATGCATTTCCTTCGCAGTGACCGTCATAATGTGTTCGGCGGCCTTGATGATAGGATCATCACCATTGTGTTTGACAATGACACTCGATTGTAAGTCGAGATTCAGTTGCATTAGGGCATGAAAAGCGGCCTCTTTGTCTCCTTCCTTCACAGTAGAATGGAAGCGGGAGACATAGACCTTATTATCGTACTTAACAAACCTTCTATACTTCTTGTCGTGGTCAGGACCCTCAGTGATGAGGGTGTGAAAGTTCGGGGGTTGCCCAAACTTATTAGTGTATACTTGTATAAAGTCACCTTTAGGATTATGCGAATGAACGCGATAATCCGTTTTCGGTAATCTAAGATAAAAATCAGCGGGGTCGAATTCTTCCAATCGACCCATGAGCTCTTGGGTAAGAGACGTCCTGTAAGGGAAGTCTCCCTGGTTTATCTTTGAGATAAATCCAGCCCACATAAGCTCATTCTTCTCCAAAATATGGTTATTTACGATCGCCTCCTCAGTAAGTGATGTCGGGAGGCTTTCGCTTTCAATAGGGTTATTCAAAATATGGTTAGTAATGCCTGATAGCATCTCATCGTCGGAGGTATATAAAATATCCTTCGACTTGAATGCAGGGGCATCAGCTTTGAGTCCAACTGGTTTGTCGGACTTGGTCTCAGCGGGTTGGTCTTCCGCCAAGTCCTCCCAAGATTGTGGCACAGCAGCCGTCGCGGTCGACGGTGGCACCACTCCTTGGGCCTTCCTCAGATTGTCTTGCGACTTTCTAAGGGCATCGTTCCTCTTGGGGAAGAACGCTTCTACCCATTCTTGGGGCATACTGATCTCCTCTTGCGCTTTTCCACTGTCGTGGCGCGCCAATTGAGGAGCCTTGTCTGCTTTCTCGAGGGGGATCTCATGCAACGCGGTGCTAACGCGTTTCTGATCTTCTTTAATCTTTCTTTCGTTTTCCTCGATAACCTCTTTGCGGGCAGTATGTTCATCATACGCCTCAACGAGGGATCCAATGATCTGGGCAAGGGCACTGCTAATGCCCCAGAAAAGTCCTCCGGCGGCAATCAAAACTCCAAACATCTTAAGTAACATGTGAGTGTAAGGAGATTCAGATCGCCAAATCCAGATAACAATTCCAAGTGTCGCAGCTCCAGCTAGAGCCACGATCGCAGCAACGGGTAGCAAACCCGATTCCATTGCGCCATTAAGGAAGTTCTTGATACCGGTCCAGATTTCTCCAAGATCGGCATCATGTGGTAAGATACCTTCCTTAGGCATGTGATCGCCTAATTTCGCAATGTATTCCTGCATACGCTTATCAGCGCGAGACAACTCCTTGTTCGTGTGAACGAGAAGTTGCTGCAGCGTGAAATCGCGTGGGGGCTGCTTAGCTACCTTAGGCCTTTCGACCTTCGGCTTGTGATCTTTCTTCGCAGCCATGAGCGCTTTGTACTCGCTCTGAGACGCTCCTTTTAGGTAACGGAGCGCCTGAATGTCGTTCGCGAACTTACCAGGATGATATCCCGGGGTTCGGAAAATAGCGCGCAAAGTGATTAAACACTTGTCGCACTTATGCAACGACACATAGCAGTTGTCGCACACAGCGCAGAGCTTGCGGGCGACCGCAGGGACGTCGATCTTATGCATTGCGTCCAATGCGGGCGCCGGCAATTCCGGCTCAGTGGCAACAGTCATGGTTGGCGCAATAAAGCGCGGGAACAACTCCATGACTACTACTAAGGTGTTGAATCGTTGGATAGGGATGCGTTTCGCCAGGGCAATAGGGACAGCCCGGCGATACTCCTTAATGTTGGTGCAAGAAGTAGCATCTTCAGAGATGCGTTTGGACATATAAGTGGTCATCCATTTAATCGCATCGTTAACGATAGGGGAATTAGCTAACAAAAGCTTTTGGTTGTTTTCCAACAAGCAGTCAATAAACTGCTTCTTCGACCCGTAAATCGGAGGGGACACGGTAATGCAACGCTCAAGAACAAGAGCGGCAATGTTGGTTGTCGTGACGTTGGTGGACATGATTGGGGATAAGCTACTGCACAAAAAGTGGCCAGTAGGAGCTAATAGGTAGAGGCCCCCAGGGGAGTTGCTCTACTACGACCTATACTAAAAACGCTGAGCCCAATCTCAGCGGTAATAGTATAAGAAGGCAAATGCGTATCTATACG